GCTAATTTCTCTGGCGTAGATGCTGCCAATGTAGACATAGCTGATGCTGGAGGCATCATAACAGCCACAGACGTAGAGGATGCCTTACAGGAGAACAGAACGGCCATTGACCTCAATACTACACATAGGGGTTCTGACGGTTCAGACCACACTTTCATTGACCAGGATGTGACCAGTGGAGCGACACCCACCTTTGGAGTAGGCAATATGACCGGAGAGTTCTCTGGCTCATTATCGGAGGATACTGACGGGATATTTTCCCCTGATTTCATGTCAGGAGCAGAAGATGGAGGAGGGAACGGAGGCCAATGGATCGAAAGTGGTTCTTGGAGTTTTGCATGGGCGACAGGGTTGCCAGCATTGATCAGGACCAGCAACAATAATACAACCGAATATTATCATGTGCCTCTACCTCTGAAGGCCAAGAGCACGGCATCAAAGGGAGTAGAGATCACAGCGGTGAAGATGGCCTACGAATGCAACACCTCGGATGCTGGCGATGACATTCAGCTCCACCTCTGCAAGCGGTCGATACCCGCAGACGGCAACGCCCCTGGGGCACTCACCACAATAGCGGGAGATGCCGATGCTGATTATGATGCAGATCATAATACAGCAGCCAAGCGAGTCGACGAGACTGGAGCCCCGGAACAACACACCTTGCTTATGTCAGTTCCTGGAGGGGACCAGGCATATATCGCCGATGATGAGGCTTGGTTCTTGAGGATCAAGGTCGTTGAGGCCAATGATGTTACCGCAGCCCTGGACATAGTGATCCGAGACATCCAGGTCAAGTATAACGAGACCATAGCCTAATCCTGATGCTTACGCTGGGAGGGGTCTTATTCCTCTTCCTCTCTCGGCGTTGTTTTTTATTTTTTGCTATAGAGGAATATATCAAGAGGGGTACCAATGGCTCATAGGGTAAAATTCAAGAATGGACAACCGCACCCGAAGCGATGCTCGTGTCCCTGCTGTCATGCTGTTATAGGTGTGAAAATGACCAAGGAGGCTGACGATGAGCTCATACGGTGACCGGACAACGATTAAAAATTTATTGGGTTTGACCTATAACGATTTTGGACTGGTCAACAATGCAGGATATAACACCCTGATAGATTCCATTATAGAGGACATCTCAGGCACCATTAACGGACATTGTAACCGTGATTTTGATCTCCATGAAGAGGACGAGGTCAAGCTCAGAGGGACCAACGATTATTATTTGATCGCTCCATTCGGTCCTATTATTTCTATCGATTCCATTGAGATAAATGACTCGGTGGTGGATACCGACGATTATCAGATCGTTAGGGGTAAGAATACCACCCGGAACGGTTACGCTATCGAACGGTTTAACAGCTGGTGGGCCAGGTCCACACATATAACTCTGACTTATGACTGGGGATTTTCCACGCCTCCGCCTGCAGTGGTCCGGGTCTGTGAAAATCTGTGTATCCATGAACTGAGAGGGCTGGCGAGGAGGAGAAAGACGGGCGACGTGGACAGTGTGAGCATGGGAGGCTACAGCGTCAGCTACTCCTCCAGTGATAAGATATATGAGGCCGAGCTGAGGAAATTACAGCCTTACAGGTCCATAATAATCGGTTGAGGGAGTACTCAACTAAAAAACTGTCCTAGAAATAATATATATGACACTTAGATAATATAATTAATTGATGACACCCAAATGGATGGAGGCTATTGGATTGACTGGCGAAATATTAAACATTCTGGTAGGTATTAAAGACGACATCGGAACGATAAAAGGCACAGTCGGGAAGATAGAGGGAAAGGTTGACTCAATTTGCTCTGATAATGTTCGCCAAGAGGAGCGCATGGACCAGATAGACGCCAGACACAACCGTCACGAGGACAGATGTCGACGGATCCATGAGGGATTGAACTCAACACCTCCAGCCAAACCAGAACCGGAGACAGGTCAACCCAGTGAGGAGGACTTGAACGCCTCCACCCGTAATATTTTCACAGCCTTTTTAATATCCACACTTTCAGCGATGCCTAAACCAGTGCGGTATCTGATGGTCGTTCTATTTTTTACACTTTTTCTAGCGGGTTATTTTGCATTCGGGGGCTGATATACTGACCTCCCAGAGCATGATAGACGAATATGGACAGGCGGCCATGAGAGTAAGGAAATCAATTAAAACTTATGGAGAGTATGATGAACCGGCGAGCTATAACGCTGACGAGGTCCTCGGTTTTCGCTGTATAATTGACAACGCCCACCGACGCCGTCACCACAGGGTCGAAGAGGGGGACGTCCCCGACTCAGACCTCCGTATTTTATGCTGGTTAGATGATACCGGTACCGAGCTGGACGTTGAGGCGGTTAAGGACGGGCTCCCTGACCAGATACATTTTAGAGGGATTTATGACGTTCTCCGGAAAAATGTCCAGATGCATCCATTCACCGATGACCGCATGATCGCCCTGGACCTGCGACAGCGGGAACACGTTAAAACCACGATGACCGTCAATTCTATCAGTTCACTGCAGAACGGCCAAGAGGGGGAAATTGACCTCACTTTGACAGCTGAGAACGGCGAGGACATCGATGGGAGCGATATCGTGGTGGAGGTTCTTGATGATGGGACCTGGACTGACTTGGGATTTACTTATGACGTATCCACCTATAAGGCCACTATCAGCCAAGCCTCTGGAGATTATGAGCTGCGGATCAGATACATGGGCGACGGATTTTATGAAGGTAAAATATATTATGACAGCGTCAACATAGAGGAGGCATAGGGTGGTCAAGACCATGAAGATGGAGATGGACCCGCCTCCCAAGTTTCCCAGCAAGCAAGAGATACAGGCCGAGTTTTTCAAGGCAGGGGCCAAGCTGGTTAACTTATGGAAGGACAACCTCCGGGCAGGAGAGGGGGCTGACGGGACTCATGGTCGCCCTTATGTGAACACAGGCGAGGCCGTTGGCAGTGTCCAGATGTATCCTGAGACTCCCGGGTCCGATGAATACATTATTTTCAGTGATAGGATACAAGTACTGATAGCCGAGGTAGGAAGAGCCCCGGGAACCTATCCACCGTATGAACCTATTAGCCAATGGGTCCATGAACAGCTTGGGATAAAGAAAAAAGACCCGAAACATTACGCCGTCGTTCGAGCCATCCAGCAGAGTATCAAGGACAACGGACTCGAACCGTTTGCCCCGATGGAGAAAGCCGTCATTGATCTCGTGGAGGACCTGGAAGAAAATTTAGGTTTAATGCTGGAAATAGAGAAAAATAAATAAGTGACAATTAATTATTATAGTCATATCCAAGTAAGGATATTTTTAATATAACCGCCAAGTGAGGCAGTAAATGGGAGCATTACAACCTGATGAGGTCCTACGCATAGACGAGGACATTATAAAGCCGGTATTGAAGGCAGCAGCAGGCTCCGGGAGTTATTCATTGACTGACCCCGAAGCAGCCAACAGACCCACCAATTCTCAATTTATTTTATGTTCTTATCCTACCCGTCCGGCGAAGTATCCCTATATTGTCATTGAGGTCCTGACCTCCTCTGGCGGTCGTGTGGATATCAGAGAATCACTTTTTAAATATCAAGTAACAGTCAGATTTTTAGTCCGTGCCAAGGTTAAAACCCATTGTCATAATATCATCAATGGCATTAATGAGGCATTGGAGCGGAACTGGTTATCTACATCAGAAAGCGGTTTTTCAGATGTAAAGATGACGGGCTCCAGTCAGATAGTATGGGACCCTGGGACCAAGATTTATGCCAGGACATTAACAGTTCAAGGTCTAGTATATTCAGCGTATACCGCATAAGGAGAGAAAAAAATGGCAAATGAGTATTACCTCGGAGATCAGAGTGTCCTATTATGGGCCCCTGAAGCAACACCTTACACGGCGGAGACCACTATCGATAATTATTTCGGTATTATCGAGGATGAGGTGGAGCTGCCGAACCCGAACGAGCAGACGATGCTACCATCCATAGGTCACGACAGACGGCCCTTTGTGGCCTCTCCGGACCCTCGGGCTTATGAGTTCTCAATCCCTTGTAAGCCTGTAGACGGAAGAGTCCCACTGGAGACTTGTATCGGTCAGAGGAAAAAATGGGATATGCAGATAGGACACCAGTCCATCAGCAACAGCGAGGCCGAGTTCACAGGGTCCGAAAGTATCACAAATGGAACTTACCATTTAAATGTGAACGATGACGGTAACGGGGTCAATGATGTATCTGTAACCTGTGCCGCCGATGACGTGGACAGTATGATCGTCAAGCTCCAAGTGGCTATTAGAGCGGCCACAGGCGGGTCAGAGACCGTTGTGAGAGAATACGGCCTTATAGTGGTCAAGTCAGGGACAACAGGCGCAAGCAGCTCCATAGCGATGACAGACGGAGCAGGGGACGACGGCGGGCTTATAGCGGCCCTTTCAGCCATCTCAGGAGTTACCGCTTCCATCGATGCAGCCCGGGACGGCGTGGCCTCTGCCAGCTTTGAGTATATTTTCGACGATGAAAATAAACTCTCTACAATGACCATATACGGAGCCATCAAGGAGCTCGGAATGACTCAGACCTTCGCAGGGTGTAAGTCCTCTCTGGGCGTGTCCTGCTCAGTTGGTGAGGCTATGGAGATGAATTTCGATATAGCTGGAGTCCACCATGTTCTTACTACCGGCGTGAGCGCATTCCAACAACCCTCCAGCGCTCTGCCTTCACAGACCCCTTACAGGTGGTGGATGGTCAGCGATGCCCAGCTGGACAATGTAGGAGGTGGAACCTTCAAGGACCTCCTGGCCATCACAGGAATAAATCTGAACTGGGATAATGGCCTCAAGGTAGTACACACCAGAGGAAACGCCAGGAGCGGAGTATGGTCCCGAGAGGGTTATTGTGTAACAGAGAACGAGAACGCTGGGCGGTATGACATGAGCATCGATATAACCATCGACGGGACGGAGGAGTTCCAGGAGGCTTATGATGCCGACACACTCTATGATTTTTATATCAAGTTCCAGCGGACCTATGGCGACGACACCGAGACGGTGGAGTTCTGGCTCTATTCGTGTGCCATTGGGAACGTCCCTGTAAAGATGCCTGCAGGCGGACACTTCGAGGGAACGGTCACCCTGCACCCACTCGACACCAGGGTCAGGATAGTAACAGCATCAGAGATATCAGTCTAAAATTATAGACTTAAATAATACCAAAGAGGAATAACCATGAATAAAAAAGTTGAATTGCCCTCTAATCTGAGGGGGCTCAGGAAAAAAAGCAATAGTAAAAAACGATTAGAAGCGCTGGAGAAACAGATCAAGTCCATTAACAGCATCCTGGGAATAAATGACCCAATAGTGGACAATATACATTATTTGGTTATCCAGATACGACAGCTCAGGACCATGCTCGACCGAAAGATGCAAATAATGGCACTGATGGAGACCTACCTCCGAGATATCAAAAAATTTGACGATTTCAAGGCTTGGGTGAATAAGAGAGCCGAGGAGGAGAGGAAAAAGAGAGAGGCGGAGGGGGTCCCTGCTTTTGAGGATACTGAGGACTGGGATGAGTTGATCGAGGAAGAGCTGACGGAGGAGGAGCCGGATGTCAGATAATAAAGAGATGACCTGGGACGAGTACAGTCAGGCCCTCGATACTCTGGAGAAATCCAGGAAGACGGTGACTTTCGACCTGCCTCATGGTAAGATCACTTTCACCATCAAGAAACTCACTCAGCGAGAGTATGACCAGGCACGTTCAAAGCTCTCAATGCACCCTGGACGGAAAAAGGGTAAATCTAAAATGCCGTTAAATATGGGTGACTTCAATCGTGAGGTCATCAGGCACGGCGTGGTTTCAGGTCCGAAAGGGTTCAGCGCCAAGAACAACGCACATATAGAGCGGATGGATGTGGAGGTCCGTGATGAGCTGGCCAACTGTATCGATGAGTTTTCCACTCTACCCGACGAGGTGAGGGTTTCCTTTCGAGACAGCGGGCCGGAAAGGGAAAGCTTACAGGTTGATGCTCAATAGAGAAGATACTGGTTTCCAGTTCCCTGACGACTGCGGTCCGTGGTGTAATAAGATATTCCTTGACTCGATGCTCTGGTCCGAGTATGGGGCAGGGTTTGACCTGCGAGAATTACCAGCCCCAGAGTATGATGCTCACATCCTATTAATATCAGGTAGACGATGGAGAGAAAACCAGGATATCAAGAAATCACAGCATAAAAAGGGAGGAGTAAGGTATGGCCTATGAACGAGTTATAGCGACGAGATACGTCTCCACTGGAGCGGAGAAGATGGTCAAGGACCAGGAGAAGGTAGCCAAGGCCACGGAGAAGCAGGGCAAAGCCGCCAAGAAAAGCGCTGATTCTACTTCCCAATGGCTCCAGCGTAACGAGACCACCATGACAGCTATAGCCGCAGCAGGGGCCGCTCTAATGTATGGTATTATTAAATCGTCCCCTGTATTAAATGCCTCCCTTGCCTCCTCCCGGATAGCATTTTCTCTATTATTTATGGAGATGGGTACACATTTAGAACCTATTTTCAAAGCAATAGAAAAAGCGGCTTGGAAGCTCTACGATGTTTTTACAGGATTGCCCGAACCGGTTCAGAAAGTTATATCTATTGTTGGATTTTTAGTAGCTGCATTAATTGCTATCATCATAGCCACCAATGCCGTAAATGCGTCATTTATCGTTAATACGGTACAAACTGGATTTATGACAATAAAAACGGGAGCCTTGGCAGTTTCCACGACTGTCGCAACCGCTGCACAATGGGCCTGGAATGCCGCCATGATAGCGAACCCTATCGGTCTGTTAGTTGCGGCTATTGTGGCCGCCATTGCTGCAGTGGTGTTTTTAACAATTAAGTATGATAAGATAAAAGAAAAGCTCGGAGCTTGGACTCATGCAATAATGTTTTTCTTGGGTCCTATCGGTTGGATGGTCGAGGCGATTCAGGGAGTCATTTATATCGTTGAGCACTGGGGCAATATAACGGACTGGCTAAAAAGTAAATGGGATACTATAGCCTCCTTTTTCTCCGAGTTAGGCTCAAAGATATTGAATGCTATTAAACCGTTAGGAACGGCCGAGTTCTGGGTTGCCATCCTTAACGGGTTACTCAATATCGGGGGCATGATGGTGGATAAGATAATCGAGGGAATTGGGAATATCGGGGCGAAAATATGGGCTGCCATCAAAAACGGTTTTACATCTATCAAGGAGAAGGCCATGGAGTGGGTGAAAGGAGCATTGGACTGGGGGAAACATATCGTCCAGAATATCGCAAAGGGTATTAAATCAGGATGGGATAAGGCAAAGGATGCGGTTAAGAACGTGGGCAAGAAAATTAAAAATGTGTTCTCCTTCGACCTCCGAAAGAACGATCTCTGGGCAATGAGGTCGGGCGCTGATATGATTAAGTATTTCTCCCAGGGTATGCAGGACGCCCAGCGCAGTCTCGGGATGAAGGGCCAAGGATTAGGACCGGCAGCGTTCACCCCTTCACCAGCCAGCACGTCCACCACTAAAACGAATGTGATCAATATCGGATCCATCAATCTGACAGGGGACACCGGGAGCATGGGCGCAGGGTCTCGCCTGGGTTTGGCCGCAGGTGATTCCATCATCGAAAAACTGAGGAGGCGGTAATATCGGAACCGTTCACGAGAAACTTAAGCTAGAGGATAACGCCAGCAATGTATTGATGTATTTCCCCTTGACCTCTACAGTGGAGGAGGTCTGGCAGAATGATGTATTTAGAGCCCCCCGACCCTGGAACAAAGGTGGAGGCGTAGCTGTAGATGTTAAGACCTGGACGGGTGAGATAGTTATCCAGGGACAGTTCATATCGATAGATGGTAATGTTGATTCAGATTATGAGACAGATATCAGAACCTTGATGTCTATCGCTTCCCCGACGGTAATATCACCCCAGGAACAGCATAATTTTTTACTGGAAAAACTCCTCACTACCAACAATTTTGTATTATTCTATAATGGGAATGAGTACGGATTCACCTCTGGGAGCGTGGATATAAGCGCCGGAGAGTATCCTCCTGTAGTCGTTCTGGAGTATCGTGCTATTGGAGAAGGGAACAAAGACATACTGAACTTTACTTTTAGGTGCGTTATAGCCCAGGCATCCCTCCCCAGGAGTTGATAATATAACCACGTGGTCGCTACACCGGAACGATGGAGGCTGGGCCGAGGACGAGGATGCCATTGTCCTGTCAGTTACTGATGCTATCGACAGGTTTGCCAGGTCCGTTCAGGTGGAGGTCTTGGCCTCCAGTGGTAGAACCATCAAGGACGATTATCCAACCCATACACCGGTCCGGGTCTATTACGATGACGGATCCGGGGACGTTCTCAAGATGACAGGTTTCGTTATGAATGTGACCGAGGGGCAGAAAGGGGCCAAGCTGGAAATTTTAAGCGGTGATTTCCTGCTACGGAGACGAGACGATATTTTTGTCAGTTATACGGCTGAGGATATTGCCGTCATACTCCAGGACCTGATAGAAAATTATTGCGCTCTTGAATGGTTGGATTATGGGATGAGCGATACAGACGAATGGCATTTAACCGGAGCAGGACAGCACCCGAATGACCAGAGCGAAGATACCGAATGTCATTACTGCCGTAAAGACTGCCCTGCTGGAGTTCTACAGTTGGCCTATGGGTCCGCTTGGCGTGATAATTTCCTAAATGAAGAGGATGGAGACGTTCCAGATAATTGGGTTCCTGATGGGGGGCTTGGTAATACAATGGATACTATTGAAATTGATGACGAGCAGGCAGCCACTAATACAGGCCGGAAAAGGTCGCTCAAATGCGAGGAGGGGGCGGGAACCTTTGGCTATGCTCACCATGATATAAGTCATAACACGGATGATGACCCTATCGCCTGCCAGATATACTTAGATGAGAACACCCTGACCACTGACGTCGGAGGGATAATCCTCCAGGACGTAGCGGGAAACTATAATGTAGGCAATATTCTGGTATACATCGAGGCCAGGAATGGAGGGCTGTATTATAACGACGGCCTTTGGAAACAGATATTAGCCACGTTCTCAACTGATACCTGGCATAGTATTGTCATCTATCCAAATTACACAGCCAACACTTTCACTGTGGATGTGAACGGCACTAATTACGGCCCTTATAATTTCAAAAACGCTGGAGCGTCTACTGAGAGCATTCAGCTGGTGGTCAAGGGGAATACGGTCTGGTATGATGACTTTACGGTCGGAGAATATGAGACCAGCGGGGACTGGGAAAGTGACGATTTCGCCGACCATGACGACCCGTTCACCATAGTGTCAATTACAACCGATAATTGTGATGTCAATAATTATATTGATAAAATCGAGGTATTAAACGACGGCGTGGTGGTGGCCACCTATGGGACCAATATCATAACCGACGGCATCACAGCCCTCCAGGAAGCTGATTTCACAGGGACCTTAACCGGGACCACAGGCGACAAGATCAGCATTAAAATATATTTGGTGGGTGATGGGTCCGACACTCCACGGGTGGACCAGGTCAGAATAGGGAGTAATGTCCAGGTAGTGAACAATAACAGCGTGACCCGGGAGTGGAGAGGAACCCGGTTAGATCAGATAATCCAGGAGTTAGCCACCCTATCGGGCAATGAGGCTTTTGGAGCTACTGACGACCTGGTGTTTTATTTCAAGCCTCGAGACCTTACAGCTGCCCCTTTATCGTTCTCAGATAATAACATCCTGATGGCCGAGGAGGAGGAAGATGAGACGGAGGCGGTGGACCGTGTGGTGATATATTATAATAGCGGGGCCAATGCCGTCACGGTGACCAGGTTCGACAGAGCTGCAGATAATCAGACCACGGTGGGAACAGTAAGGCCCATTATGAGAACGGCCAGCTATGACCACCCTGAGATCACGGCAGAGGCTGACGCTATAGAGAAGGGAGAGGCGTATCTCAACCGGGCTGAGCCCTTGAACGTGATATACGTCGATACAATTAATTTCCCTGACCTATCTCCCGGACAGGTGGTACCGGTGACTTCCTCCGACCTGCATATCGCCACGGCCACGGAATATGTCATAACAAAAATAATTTGGAACACATCGGGCCAGACCAAGGTAACCCTCCTGGAGAACTACGAGGGAGTTATAGATATATTGAATATGCTGCAGACTGAAAAGACCAGGGTGGATATGAAAACCTCCTCTGCAGCGGTGGCCCCGGTGGAGACCAACAGACTAAAACAACCAGTCAAGATCAAGGTTACAGCGTTGAAAATGTATATTCCTGATATTGATGACGGGTTTTTCAGGTTCGGCGATTTCGGTGAGGGTTTCGGAGTGGAAGATGTCGGCGGAAAAGTGGGGAGTCCTTTTAATGGATATACTACAGTACTAGACGAGACATATTAAGAGGGATGAAAATGCAGACTAATCTGGGATTGAATAAGAGACGGCAATTAATAAGCGATGATATCACTCATGTGGCGGTAGGTAGCGGCGACACAGCTGCCTCAGTTACAGACACGGCTCTGGAGACGGAGGAGGACCGTGAGGCTATAGAGGCAATCACTTACGGCGGGACAGGCGTGGCGACCGTTAGGACTCGCTTTGATAATGTTTTAGAAGCGGATCTCACGGAGGTCGGAGCCTTCGATGACTTGGCAGGGGATATGATGGACAGGATAGTTCACGCTGTCGTCGATAAAAATGCCGGCGTGGAGTTACTAGTTGATATTACGTATGAGGTGAGCGAATGAGAACAGTACAGGACGGCGATTATATATGGGCTGCTGAATGGATGAACTTGACCGAAGCAATACCAGAGACCCGGATGTGGATAGAGGACGACATGGCTCCCAGCTGGGACACAGGCATGGACACAGAGGTGGCGACTGGAAAAATATTTTATGATTATGGGCTGGTTACGGCTGGCGCTATCCAGGGATTAAGCCATGATACTGAAGCGGTCCTGGATGTCAGATATGACCTAATAGTATTGGACAATACGGCCACCGCTTCCATCGTGAAGGGAACCACCAACAAAGTGGCCCCTGACCTGCCAGCAGACAGGATACTCGTGGCGGTTGTTAGGATAGAGAACGGTGTGGCAGCCCTGACCGCTAATGATGTATTCGACTGTCGAGTGGTCAAGGAGTCAGGGATAATATCAGAGGGTTCAGGCATCGCTCCCGCAGGCGGTCAGTTGGATGTGACAATAACCTCAGCTCATCCTTTCGTCGTGGCGTTTAAAACTAATTCAGCGGTGAACGGCTACCAGATCATAGTCCAGATAGAATCGATCAATACTGGCGCTGATGACATGAAGGTCTCTTTTGTCCGCCAGGATGCGGTGGGCGGTAATTGTAATATAGAATACCGGATAACGAAGGACCTCCATTAATAAATAAAAGTAGGGCCGGAGGGAGTCAAACCCTCTCCGCCTGATTCAAAGTCAAGCGTGCTCTCGTTACACCACGGCCCTGACACGTTCTTTATTTCTCCTTGGGCATGTGGCCCGGTACTGGTTTGTTACTGAGCTTTACAGCCTCCCCCCAGATATCCTCGAAGAACTCAGGAGGTATCTGGTTAATCCCCTCATACCCGTATCTTTGATAAGCATCCACGAAGAACGGAACCTTATCATTATTTCCCTCCTTGATCTTGTTAGTGTATCGGGTGCGGGTATTAGATATTTCACCTTGGCTTAATTTCCTCTTGGGATCATAACGGATACGGATATTTTTCTCAGCCCCGGGGCTCATTGTTTCCTCTTTTACCTGTACGGGCTCCGTAGGCGCTGTTTCCAGAGGCTTTGCTCCTCCCTCCTTATCCTCGGCCACCTGTAGCTTGTCTTTGAGTGAGAGAGCCGTCTGTATGTCACTGATGGGAACCTGCACCATCGCCCCGTCCATGAATACCTGAGCGACCCCCGGCGGTGTATTGCTGAAATTAAGGAGCCCCTCCATGTATTCGTCTATCTTTTCTTTTGGGAGGTCAGGGTGTCCGGCTCTGACCGCTACGACATCCACGGAGGACCGGGCTGTCAAGAACTTCCTCATGTTATCCATTACCTTGATAGGGTCCTCTCCTCTGCCTATCTCCGCTTTGATAGATGTGAACACGTCCTCACTCTCGTATTGACGCAGGTGGGGAGCTTGGCTTATCTTCCGCCCACTGCTCATTGTTATCTCTACTATCTCAACCATAATATTCACCTCATGGACAAAATATTGGCGGTCTGTATTTTCAGGTCGGCGGTTATCTGTTCCGCCACCTCTGGCTCGTGGTCCTTGAGTATCTTATCAATTTGGGTCAAGCTCAAAAACTTGATCTGAGCCGGGACGACCCTGGTGATCTCACCCTGATACTTTTCGTGTAGATCCACAGCCTTGGCCTTGATGGTCCGGCGCTCTGACATCTGAGCGTTATTGTATTGCTTCAAGCCCTTAGATATCATCATTCCTTCTATCTTCTCTTTGAGTATCTTCTGGCGTCTGGCTACGGCGTCAGCCTTGGCCTTCAGCTCATAGTACTCGTTATAATACAGTTCCATGACATCATAAAACGCCCGGTCCTCTTCCTCTTTCGCTATTTCCTCTTTGGTCTTTTCCATTCAATACACCTCTAATCAATCACATCTATTTTACTGCCTTCCTCCCATTCGGCTACGCAGTCCGGGCAGTATCCGGTCTCGTAATGGGTCCCATGTTTTCCGCAATATATCATTATTTCACCTGTCTGTTATTATGTTCTCTAATTCAATACATCTATACATCCGGCCTTTTATCTCCACGTCAGCCCTCCCGTTCTCCACTCTCCTGACGACCCCCTCGTCCCTGGGTAGACGGAGCCTATTATGACCTAGTACTCGCAGGATATAACTATCTGCTAACCTTACCTTGTCGCCCACTTCTATCATCAAGCCCGGAGGGAGGCCCTTGAACCTCCCAGGGTGGCCTTTAACCTACCGGGTCACACTTTGAAAAAATCACCATTGAGGACAGGTTGATATATCACAGCCTCATCCATCAACATCTCCAGGACCTTGGTCACCTGTGTCAGCTCGAACATAATGCGTTTACTTTCCAGCGCCTGTATTATCTTGGGCCTTACGCTGTCCTTAGGTCCTATCTTCGGCAGAACCTCGTCTATGGCCATCTTGACCATCTCTGCGTCGGTCATGGTCTTGGGTTCCGCCTTGGCTTTCTTTTTCTCCACCTTTTTCTCAGCTGTCGCCACTTCCACATTATCCGGTTCTATTCTCTCTTCTTTCTGCTCATTCTTCGCCATCTCCTCGGCGTGCTCTCGCTCTGCCAGATAATTATCCTTGAGTATCTTACCTTTCAGAGATCCGAACGCCCTCATCACTTGACGCCATGCCTTTTGATCATTCTCCGACTCGGCGTATATCTCTCGGACCCTGTCCATCATATCAGCGGTGATGTCTGGCTCCTCCTCTTTTATTTCCTCCAGCTTTTCCTCAGCCTGTTTATTCGCCTGGCCCTGAGTCATTTCTGCCGTCGTCAATGCTACATCTGAATTGACCAACATCTCCACCTTTTCTTCCTTTCGCAGTTCTTCGAAAGTATATACAGCCTGCCTTATCTCAGCCCATCGGTCTCGGAAATCGTCGCACTTCATTCCAAGGTCGAGGCCCAACTGTGGGAGGCGTTCGACGTTGGTCTTTCGGTGGTCCATCTGTTTCTGCAGTTCATTATATTTCTTGACCAGGTCCTGATGCTCCCAGAACATATCGACTTGAGCGATATTGTTGGTTCCATACTCGTCTATCATATCCTCTATCCGCTCTTTAAGGGCCACGGCAGCCTCATAGTCCTCCAGGTTTTCTATGGTTCCCAGCTCTATATTTTTCTTGAACATGTTCATCCCTCTTTTTTTGTGCTCCAGTTATGACTTTTAAGATCGTAAGGTAAATTACTATGAGAATGAGCGGCCCTTGTCTCACCAAGCGGAACACCCCACCTTTTATTAAATTCTCTATGGCCTTTATCTTCCACGTCGCAAACCTGACCGCAGAAGGGACATTTTTCTTCACACATGGCTGACCACCTCCACAGGGGGCCAAGGAAAATATTTATCAGTCCACTCGTCATAAACCCAGGAGTCTTTCATTCAGTCCAGCCTCCCAGCGACGATTATCTCACATCCACAATTCAGGCACACATCAGGGTCATCAGGGTCGGGGACGTAGGTCTCTACGCCACCGCATCCACATTTATAAAAAATATCTGTCATGCTTAAGAACCTCCAAGTTCAATAGTAATGAATGACACCCTACTATATATATGTTATTCCTTGAAATATATTTAATGATAGTTAAAATATATTTATCATCCCCATTTCCCTCTGTCCCACGCCCCGCCTTTGTTTTTTATTTCCCCGTCATAATCGGCTGAGATGTGAGCCTCTCGCCTGTGTGAACTGACCCCATGACTGACCAGTCCGATGTCTTTTTCATTCGAGAGGAAATTATATATTTTCTCGAAAATGATCCGTCTGACCTCATTATTGGAGGCCGTTATTGTGATATTGAAATTGTTCTTCAGTGACATTTTATTCTCTCCTCTGATGAAATCCGAACCGGACCAGGTTGCTGTTATCCAGAGCGCACATTATGGCGGCTGCTGCGTCTATCTGGTGCTCTCTCACGGCCTTGGTCTTGGGCCACGTATGTCCAGGCCATCTCTTCCTAACCCTCTGCTCTACCTCAATCTTGGAGGCTGACATCCTGCCCGTGGCGGCCTTCTTGCACTCCTGAGGCTGATAATACTCCACGGGCCATAGATTCGTCTCTACGAGAGCCCCGAGGACTCCGGTGACCATACCCATACATCTATTGCTACGAGCTCCCTGAGCACCTCCGTGCGGAACCTCTACGGCCAATATGAACGGGGACCCTTTAAGATAACAATCATTCACCGCTCCCACAATGCCCTGGGCGAGTTCTCTGCATCTCCTGAGATCGTCATCAGCCACGTAATGCCTTTTTCCTTTCTCGGGCTTGGTCCTGACCGTCTGCCCCATGATTATTTGATCCGTGTCGGTATCTAGGGCCACTATTCCGGTGGCGCTGAACCCGAGGTCTATTCCTATTATTATCATATTTTCATCCTCATATTTCGGGGGTTATAATGATAGGTTTTTTCACATCAATGTCTCCCAGGTTTTTTTCTTTTCAGGTACTCGATTATCAAATATCATATAATCGTCATCAATATAATCAAAGTGTTCACGGCTGACACCTATCACCAGCCCGCCCTTGGCTCGCCGCATCTCGTAACCTGTTGTCATCCATTCACCTCGTCGAAGTCTATTAATATCCTGCCTACTATCTCGGCCACTTGTGGGACCACAGCGTTACCTAATCCCTTCAATCGATTGACTCTATCCTTTTGTTTCACCGCTACCCTATCTATTCCGCATTCCCATCCTCCACAACTGTCCAACCCACAGGAAACCCCATCAGGAGCTCGACCCAGTCGGCACTCAGCTGACCACCAACTCCCAAGTTTCTTCGCTGTATTTCTTCCACTAAGTTGACCCCTCGGGGGTGTTCCATTCTTTTTTGGAAAGCTTCGCTGTTTTTTCCATGAGGAGCCCGATAATCCCTGGCAATTGGTGTTGGGTATGTTTTCACCGCTCCTGGTAGTGTCTTGTTCCCTCCCATGTATGTTTCGCTTTGTCGTTTTCCGTCCGATGCCACCGGAGTGGGATACAGCTTTACTTTTCCTGATAGAGTGAGAACCTTCTTTTGATGGTCTCCTTTGCTGTAACAATAATCCCCTTTCTCCTGGGCTCTTGGCGTCGGCCACGTTTGAGCCCTCAGGTAACATCTGGCGAATGTGTTCAAGTTCCTGTCCTTTTGGCTCTTGCTCTTCGGGTCGTATTCCCTCGCCGGTCCTCTTCTGCCGTCCCATGCTGATGCGGTGGGCAATAATGAAAATTCTTTCTCTTTTATGCAATGCTCCAACCGAGGAAGCTTGAATAAGTATAGGTCGCAGCGGTTTATAACCAATGCGCCGTAGCTCTTCACCAACTCGGTCCATGCCAAGTCTGACAAGGTTGGGGACATTCTCAATGATAATGTATCGTGGCCTGGCTTCCTCAATAACTCTGGCCATCTCAAAGAATAACCCCGACCTATCGCCCTCAAGACCTTTTCCTTTACCAGCGACACTGATGTCCTGACAGGGGAAACCTCCGGCGATAACGTCAACTGGAGGCAGCTCCCGCCCTCTGAGTTCTGTGATGTCTCCGTATCTTGGCACTTTCGGCCAGTGTTTTTCGAGCACTCTTCTGCAATATTCATCTATTTCCACCTGCCATAATACTTTCATACCCGCCCTTTCCAGCCCCAGATCAATCCCTCCTATTCCTGAAAACAATGAACCCACCGTCAGCATTTATTCACCTCGATATGTGATACCCCTGGTCCCCTACCTTCCATATTCGATTATCCTTGAGCAGCATATTTATCCCCTTCCAAACCGTCTTTTCCTGGAACCCGTGGGCGTTCACTGACTCAACTATTGCCCGACCAGGCACGGCTATTTTAAACCGGTCGTTCATATTCATTAACTTTAGCATATTAGCCTCTATCATATCTATGACCTGCCGTAGGTCCTCATCTATGACCTCAGGGGAAGCGCTCACGCCCTCCTCAGCTGCAGCGGCTATACAATCCATCAATATGCTCACAGCCACGTCCACGTCGCCCTCGCTAACCACAGAGGACAGACGGCTCCGGGCGTGGGCCTTGGCCAGCCTGATCAATGTAAATAAATGACGCTTGTCAATGGGGACCACGGAAAAAGCATCATACTGCTGGCGCATCATTACATAACTGGTTTTTATTTTCTCCATGAGCCGATTAAATAATCCCCCGTCACCAGGGTCATACATGGAGGGGTCTATCTTCTTGGCCTCCTGTATATACGTAGGCAATATGGAGATATCAAAGTCCTCATACTGGCCGCCGCACCAAAAATTAAGTATGTGGGAACATTCCACGGTATCCTGCAGCTCATTGGGGATATCCTTGATAATATACACCAGGTCGAACCGGGACAGCACAGGGTCGTCAATATCTATCTGGGGCCTGATATCCTTGTCGTCGGCAAATTTCCCATGCTTGGGGTTACATCCGGCCAATACAGGCGTGATGGTGGATAGTGACTCGTGTATCTTGGCCTTGTTGACTGTTATCTCCTGGATGCTCATGGCGTCCAATAGGTCGGGCTTGACCTCGTCCTTTAACCGCCCGAACTCTTCGAGGCAGGCTATACCTCCCGAAGCGAGGACCATCGCCCCGGCGTCCAGTACATACTCACCGCCTTCCTCTGTGACCGCAGCTGTCAGCCCTGCAGCCGTGGCCCTGTAGCAGTTAATGAACCGCCCCCTGGGCGTAACGTTGGCCGTGAATTTCTGCAAAGCGGTCTTACCCGTAGCAGGGTCCCCCACCATCAGGACGTGAAGGTCTCCCCTCATTACCTCTTTGGTATGCTGATGTATCTGTCTGTCACAGCCGAACATCTGCAATAATATCGAGCGTTTGATATGAGTGAGCCCCTTTATCGAGGGGGCAAATTTCAGAGTAAGCCGGTTTATCGGACTTTCTGAGGCGGCTATCTTCCTGATGGCCTCCATGTCCTTGGTGAGTGAGATGTCCAGGGATAGGTCCTTTATCTTTTCAATGCCCAAGACCCTGAGATACATGTGATATACTGGTTTCTTGCTCCGCTGGTTGGTCAGGATATCAAGCACCCCGTGGATCTTCACCCGCTCCCCTACCCGGAACCGTCCAACCATCCCGCCATCGATATGACATTCTAATTTTTCCCGATTACTCGCTCCTCCTATCTCCTCCCAGGGCTCTTGGACCACTATGGTCTGCGTTCTGGTGGAAATATCAAATTTAGGTATCCGTTTAAACGAGGTTGAGCTGGTAGCTCTGCCGCAGCCTCCGAGGTCTTTGGGACATACATACGGGGCCAAATGCTCCATATAATATTTTTGGGTGATCACCTGGGGAACCTTACATCTGGCGCATTGATATCCTTCTTTCAAAGCTCTATACTGGGGCCTTGAGGTCCGTTGTATCATGCCTATGAATGATATCAGCGTCCCAGTCTCAGCATACCTCACGGACCCAATAGGTCTATTGGTCGCAGCATCCCCGCCGATGAGATTGATATTTAATTGAGGCAGGAGCTGGATGGTAAGGTCATCGGGATCCATCTCTTTCATTACTCGCCGGCCTACCTTGTTTAATATCTCGTCGCCCTTGGTGAGCATGGCCACAGGGTCCCGGGTGGTCTCAGGTCTGAGGTCCTGGTGTATCTTCTCCAAATCTGACAGATACACATCCACGGCCGCATAAGGTATTTTACCACAGTCAGTAATGGCCTCGCTGATGGCCGCCCTGTAGTTCCTGGGCTGGCCCTCTTCCTCCAGATCAGGCAAGGACTCAAAAAGGTCCTCCCACCAGTCAGGGGCCTCATTCGGTATCATTTTTCCGCCCCGTGAAAATGTACTGTATGTGTTCCTCCAGACGGTCCATAAATCCATCCTGAGGGGGGCTTTTTAGATACGGTTTAAATATTTTCAATAATTTTCCCGAGCCTGGCGTCATCTGCTCGGCCAGCTCTATGACGTTATTGATAACATGCTCCATAGCGTCATATTGCCCGTTCTCCCTCATTATACTGGCCTCATCGATGTAATCGGTCCAGGGCAGTCCTGAGGCATTCTTTACTCTCTCCACTCTCTCAGCCTGCTCCTCGTTGAAATTGGTCAGGATGGAATAGTTCTGGTTTGGTGTTATTTCCACATCTCTCGTTTTTTTATTGGTCATTGTTCTCCCTCTTTTCTAGTTAATAATCGTTCTACCGCTCTGCTCATCGGTATGTCGTACTCTTCAGCCACCGCAGCAATGATATTGTAGCATTCTTCAGTTATGATCACTTTCATCGGTTTTAATTGAATTATCTCGATCTCGGTTATATCATCGCAACCCTCGCAGAAAAATCGGTTTATGCTGCGGGTCCTAGTACCTACTTTGATGGTAATAGCTGACGCCCTCCCTCCGCACGTTTTGCACACCCTCGCCTCATTAGGGTTCGGTTTGTAGGGCTGTATAGGCGGCTTTTTTCTTATAGGTAGTTCATTAGTCGCCCTGTGTATTGTTTTTTTCTTTGGCGGTCGACCTCGCTTCTTTTTTCTTCCCATGTTCACATCCTCTTTTATTTTGTTTCTCCATTCGGCTTTTTTGCACCATCGGCAGTAAGGGACACCCCACTCATCAACAGCCATATAATCACTGGTTTCGTGGACCTCACAATAAAAATCCTTTTTACCCATTTAATCGTCCTCATTTATCTAAATAATTTTGATATTCCATTAACATCATCGCCCTTGTTGTCATCACGGCATCGGCTGCAGGTATAGACCCGGGTGGTCCTACCTGTCACGGGGTTCCTGAACTTCTCGACCTTCATGTGCCCTTTGAACTCTTTTCGTTTGCAGGTGGGAACCCAGCACTCCGCTTTTTTACTCATTTATCTCACTCCATCTTTTTTATTATGGCCTCATTCAATATTGAAAACTTTTCAGCGATATCCTTGTCAAGTTCTCCAACCCAGGACATTGTAATGGTAGTTCTTTTAAGACCCGTCATATAATCGGTTTCAATTTCCCTAGACACTTCAAAGTTGTGGGGGCTCCCTGGGTATCCCTTGGTCATTACTGGCCTTTCTTTCCATTCCTCAAACTCATTTTTTGTATGTTCCATTTTATCTCGCTCCTTTGATCTGGTCCACCGTTTGATTATATATCCCTATCGCCATGAGCACAGCCTCGCTCGGTGAGTTGGCTCGTGCCCCAATATACAGCTCACAGGCCATCATGGCCACTGTGTTGACCTTCTCAGCGTCCGGGCCTGCCTTGGGCGTATAAGGTTTCTTTGCATTCTGCTGAGGCTTGGGGGTCTGCTGTCCGCCAGTCTGTTGGTTCTGAGGGCATACGTGCAGCACTCCAGCCCGGTCCACTAGTCGCCATTGTCCTGACACCTGGGTCCAGGCTAACCCAGGCGTATTACACTTTTGACATACTTTTTTATACTCATCCTCTTGTCCATAATTCATATTATCCTCTCCCCCATAGTTCTTTGTCGCCCTCTGTAATATAATATAAGGGATGTATCGACCAGAGTCTCACTGCTCCAGCCTCCTTTTTAAAAATACTCCAGCTGTAAAATTTTCACATTTGCCCCTCGGATGAGCTGAGCATTGATCAACACAGCTATCAACAGGGAGATGCCAATGTTTATGATGACAAGCCAGAGTGCAAGTATCACCCGCTCGGCAACGGCTAATTAACAATACCAATCCCGTAGCTCGATCAGATACAATTTTCTGAGCGGATAAATAGCCCTTTTTTTTACTGTTCAGATGTCGCTGATATGAAATATCATTGCAGTCGTCCAAGTCTTGATCTATCTCTTCTATCAGCCGTTTTAAAACTGCGAGGATAGGCTCCTCGGTTGATGGTTTTTTATCGGTCATGTTCAAGAACCTCCAAGTTCAATAACCATCATTCAAATATATTTTATATATAGTTTACCCTTCAAATTGCATATATTTAGACCCTCGTTAAATATAGTGCCTGTAAAGTTATTAACATTTGGCTGAAAAGTTAATAACATTGAGTAGCCCGCTTTTGTCCTCGAAAAAGACAGAGGACCTCATCTTTTCATCCGTTCTGCAAGTTAAATATATTTGGCAATGTTAAGGAGTTGTAAGATTTAGGAGAGTAAGATGGTGAACTGGCTATAGTTAAAATCATGGTAAAATATAATTAACCTTCAATTTCTTATATTATATTTACTCCCCCTACCCCCTTATAACTTATTTAATAGTTTTATATTATAGTATATAAAGTAGTATGGTAATTTTAGTACAAGGGGGGCAGGGGAGTTAAATATATTATAATTAACAAGGGGTTAAATATAGCTAAGAGAAAACTTTTTATAGAAGTCTTGACATAACCTAGTACAGCGAGGTCACTCTATCCCACTCAAATGATGCGGAAACCTCCAAGTTCACGCTCTTTTTTTGGGAGTGAGTCAAACCTCGCACGCTTTTCCGCAACAGCCATGAAGTCACCTATTGACTAGGAGGAGATACACCTCAGAGGTGGGCGGTCGCTCAAACCCCTCCCCGGCCTCGATCACCGCCCCCTCGCTTCTTATTTTTCTTTATCATTACCGATAGGCTTAAATAAACTCATCTTCTTATCTGTTAATGGAGGTATCCGTATTAAGTTCAAGATCCGAATAGGCAGGACCATTATGGCCGACGGCGACAGCGACCAACACATCATAGACGCTCTTTTCAATTCTTACGTGAACGACACCAAGAACGCCAACCTACCTGCAGCCTACAATAAGCCAGTCACCCTATTTATTAACGGAATACTTACCAAAAGCCACCCTGGAGGCTCTTGACAATGTTCTACAATCATGGATTCCAACAACAAAAGAATAAGCACACAGTAACCCCAGCGCTGTTCACAGGCGACGGTATCGCCACTTATAAGCCCGTCGAAGATGTGAAGATCATCGAGGCGGATGTGACCGACGGCATCATCACCGAGCTCACCGAACAAAGCCCAATATTCACGTATGGCCTGAGCATTGAGTGGCATGATAACGTATTCCCGAGGACCAGGCGAGAGGAATGAGTAAGAACGGACACCAATCTGGTTTTTGTGCTCTGACCCCTGAAGAGTTCGCCCGGGAATATGGGAAACTTATACTAGAAATGGCAGATACAGGATGTAAATTTTCCAAGTCAGAAATGGCCCGGAGGCTTGACATATCAAGGGGGACGTTTTACGCTTATTTGAAGGATGAACGGTATGTCAAACAGTTTAAACAGTACCTCGACAAAAGGAAGCCAGTAGCAAGAAAAAAGGCCAGAATTATTAACGAAGCAGTCGATAAAACCAATAAGATTGCACAGATATATGACCGATATGAACAGCTCTGGATTGAGGCCATGCAGTATGGAGAGCTGGAGGATAAGAGGCGGATACTCAGGGACATGGTGACAGCCATCAAGACCGAGGCCGACATCAAGCGGATCAACGTGGTGATAGCTGGCGATTACATTGATAACCGCCAGGTGAACATTATCCAGCAGATGCAGGAATGGACCGAGGAGGACAAGGAGCATTTTTTTAACCAGTTCCGTGCGGAGGTCTGCCCTAGCTGCCCGTATAAGCTGGGCCGAGTTATCAAGATCGAGGAGGATTAAATGACCATAGCGGTGGAGTTTTTCAGGCATTGTGCCATTGACCAAGCCGTCAATGATCAGGACGTATATACACTATGTAAGATATTGTTTCAGCAAGAGATAACACCGGGTGAGGAAGAAATAATTAAGGTTATAGTATTCAAACCAGATAGAAGGATTTGCATCACAGCACACACTCGTTACGGGAAAACGTGGGCCGTGGCGATTGCTATTCTATTATGGGCCTATATCAATGAAGGCCATGAGATTGATGTGATTAGCCCACAGCGTGCTCAGTCAAGCAAGCTTATGGAGTATGTGGCTGAGAATATTATAGTAAGTCCAGAATTAAGGAGATTGGTGGATACCAGGGCCAGCAGCGTGGAACGGTTAAAAACAGAAGTTAGCAAAACTCATATAACCATGAAAAACGGTTGCCATATACGTATATTATCAGGCTATGGTACAGGGGACAGGTTAATGGGTCATGGCGGGCAGTTGATAATCATAGATGAGTCATGCCTCTTGTCTTATGAGGTATTCAGGACGAAGGTTAGCCGGATGGAGGAGGATTCTGGGATTGGCGAGACTAAAATAGTGCAGATAGGAAACCCCTGGGATAAATCAAACCAGTTCTATGCCGCATGGAAAGACTCTAAATATAGGAATATTCATATTTCTTGGGAACAAGGAGTAATGGAAGGCAGGATATCACAGGAAAAAATAGACGATCAGCGAGATAATTTGAGCCCCACAGAGTTTAAGATTTTGTATGATTCCGAATTTCCAGACTCAGCGGAAGATGCACTTATACCTTGGGATCATATCATACGTGCATCTAATAACGACTGGTCCATTGATGGTAATATAATATGGGGATTAGACCCTGCAGATAGTGGGACGGACCTTACTGTATTGACTAAGTCATATTGGGACGGAATTCGCAGAATAGCGAAATGGCAACGAGTCTTAGATTGTAATGAACCCATGCAAATAGTTAAATTAGTATGCCCCTTAATCAGTAGGGCTGACCCGTTGAGAGTGGATAGCATTGGCGTAGGGTCTGGCGTTCATTCCAGGCTTAAGGAGTTGGAATATAATAGTATAGGGGTAAGAGTATCAAGGGCCCCATTTAAAAATATTAAAGATAAATTAGCAAAAAAAAGAGGAAAAGACATTCCGAGAGATAGGTTTTTAAATCAAAAGGCTCAACATTACTGGCATTTACGAGAATTATTTGAGGAGAATTTAATATCCATACCAAACGATGAAAAATTAAAGCAACAACTAGCAGACATGCGTTGGCAAATAACAACAGCAGGAAAAATAAAAATTATTGACCCTCCGGACGGGAGTCCAGATTTCGCTGATTCGCTGATGCTATCTGTAGCAGACGTCACACCATACGAAGGGGTAGCCATAGGGCAACTATCAAATCAAGGGGAAAATCCAAATAAAAAAAATAAATACACAAAACAATATAATATGAGATCAAAATTTAGTTTATTCGGGTAAAAATCATATGGGCTCGTGGTCTAAACGTAGGTATTAATCACTGGCGCACCAGATGACAGGAGGGTTGAACCTCCGCATGCAGATTCACAACCTGCCGGGCCCGTCATCCCATTCCAACAATATTTAACTGAGTTAGAGTTCTCAGGATAAACAAAAACTCGCCATTCCATTATAGGAAGCATGACCATGACGTTCAGGGAGAAGATAATCGATTTTTTATGTAGGCTGTTCAGGCTCCCACGATATACATTATACCGCCAGTATTCACCCATCAATGTCATCCACACCATGAAAAATACAAAGGGTCACATGTATGTATTTGTTCTGAAACGAGGTATTGACCCAATAGCCTATAGTCAGAACTGGTCCGAGCTGGCCAAACGCCGGCGCATCAGTTTAAAGGCCAATTTCGTATTTGTATCCGAGGAGTTTAAAGAGGTCAGGAAGCTGAACCCTGACGAGCTCCGTGTGATGGGTGAGATGTGCTTCTCAGACCAAGCTCAAAAGATAGGAGTCCATAAGGAGGATTAAAATGCCAGTATTCACGCCATACTCGAGGAAAAATATTAATGTGGGGGGAGACCCCAAAGCCCAGGAACCGAGATATTTTTTTAACACCCTCGGCAAGGGAGTCGCCAGAAAAGAGGACATTGTCCGCATACGCCAGCTAGAGACATCTCCAGCGATAACCCTGCCGATGAATATCATTAAGACTCAGCTTGCCGAGACGCTCTGGGAGGTCCGGCCAGAGGAAGAGTTCAAGGATGACGAGGCCTATAAGAAGGCAGCCAATGAGATCGCCGATTTCTTTGATGGACGGTTCAATGTGAACGGTGAGGCGTTCGGGTCTTTGTTATGCAAGTATGCTGGGGATATGCTGAGCATTGGCAACGGGTGCATGGAAAAGGTATGGTATGATGGGAAAGAGAACACCATCGGCCAGTTATTCGTAAGGGATTCCGGTCTCTTCACGAAGAATATCGACGAGTTTGGACAGCTCCCATCGTCGGACAGCAAGGATCCGGCTTATTATCAATGGGGCGGTGGAGTTATGTCTGGAGTTCTGCAGCGTGATACTGACAGCCAGTATCTAGTTGAGTATGGAGTCGCAGAGAACACGTACCGATACCGTATTTCGCAACTAAAGCCCGTAGAGTTCAATCGAAAGGATATCATGTGGACCGACCTGTCTCCCCGGAGTTATGACGCATACAGCAGAGGTCTGGTATCTGATGCTGCAATCTTAGCGGAGATATCCCTCAACGCTCTCCTGGTGAATAGAAAATCATTCAGGGATGACGAGGTACCCGAGGGAATACTGGCGATAATGGGAGCGGGACAGGACGAGGTCAGCAAGGTCATAGATTACTGGAGGGCCGAGGTAAAAGGCAAGTCCCACAAGTTACCGATAATAGGCGGTATGGATGGCGTCAATTATACGCCTTTCCGTGGGTCCATGAAAGAATTACAATATCTTGAGAGCCAGCAGTGGTATGTCAAGATGGTCTGGATGATGTTCGGGCTAAATGCCAACGAGGTAGGTGATATCGCCGAGGTAACTCGACCAGGGGGAACGAAACAGTTCAGCGTTGATGTATGGCGTAAGACCACCATGCCCCTACTCTCCAAGATCGAGCACGATATCAACCGCCAGATAATGCCTTATCTTGAACCTTACCAGAGGATGAAGGGCGGACTAGTATTCAAGTTCAAGATCACCCACCCAGACGCTGATGACCAGATGAGGGCCAGGCAGGACGTGGACCTGGACAAGGGGCTGGTAACACTCAACCAGGTCCTGGTAGAGAGGGGAGAGGAACCAGTCCCCTGGGGTGATATGCCTCATAAACTTTATCAGACCATGATAGACCGACATCCCGAGTGGTTCTATGACGAGTTTATCACGATGGATAATAAGCCCGAAGCCCCTCCTCCCAATACCGGAGGCGGTGGTTTGTTTGGATTGCAACGACTTCCAGCAGAGGGTGAAAAAAAACATTTTCCTTATCCGATGACCAAGAGCGAGGACATGGAAGGGCTGGACGAGGAACAGTTCAACGATGACAAGGAGCTGTTTGATATCGGTCAGGACATGGCCAAGGATATCGAGAAGTTTATCCGGGACGAGCTGAAGGGGACGGAGGCCGAGATCAGGGATATTTGGCCCAAGTCGTTCAAGAAGGGAGCTACCGCCGTCATACCCATAGCGGAGATACTCCGGGGCATTGGACTCGCTGAAGGCATCTATAACCGGATAGTAGAGGGCAACAGAGAGGTATATCGGCTGGAGTTCATTCGTCAGGCCGAGGAGATAGAGGACCGCATAGAGGAGGCGACCGGGGAGCGTGTGGAGTTCTTACCACCTCCAATAAACGAAAGGTCAACATCTCTCAGGCTGATGCTAGAGGCCGCCGAAGTCAGGGCGATGTCAGTGGAGCAGTCCGTCAGGGAGCAGATAGGGACAGTATTGACCCAGGCAGCAGAGGAGAACATGACCATCCAGGAGCTGACCGAGGAGCTGGATGAGAGAGTGGACGAGATCAGCCAGGCCAAGAGCCGATTAATCGCAAGGACCGAGGTAATGGGGGCGAAGCGTGAGAGCGTTCAGCTGGTCGCAGAGTCTACCAACCTCATTGCAGGGAAACAATGGGATTCAACTCCAGGGAATAGGACCAGGGCATGGCATAAGGCGATGGACGGCGTGATCGTGGGGAAGTATGACAAGTTTACAGTACCGGGAGGGTTCAAGGGACAGCCGAAAGACTACCCTCGGGAGACGTATGTGGTGGGAGGCGACCAGCCATATAACTGCAGATGCGACCAGCGTCATGTATTGGCTGAGGATATGCCTAGCTCAGCAGTGGAGTTGGCTGCGAGATATGACAACATCAGGCTAAAACGAATTTAATATATTACCGGATTCCTAATATATTAGGGTCCACCAAAGAGGGATAAAATGCGTGTGATAGTAAACGATAGTAAGATTTTTGACCCTAAAAAGGGCGACTATATCACGATTGAGCTGACCGACCAGGATAAAAAGAACATCTCATTGATGCCTGATGAATGCCATTATTACATGGAAGGTCCAGACGTTGAGAAAGCCGTGGCTCAGGCTGTAATTGACCGAGCCAAAAAGCGATTTAAAAAAGAGGGATAATAGTGCAAAAAGAGGAAATACCAATTAGTGACGGATTATTTACGATGTTGAGGAGGCGAGGCGAATCGTTCGAGGACATGCTCCTCCGGTTAGATAACCAGAACCGAGATAAACAGCTTATTGCCCGTATGCTCTGTATAACTGAGAAACGCTGGAGGGAGTTAATGGAGATATATCACCCTCTTCGGATCTATAACTCATTGAAGGGCGACCCTGCAGCGATGCGGGATTTCTTGAAACGGATGGATAAACGCTGTGATTCACGGGCCGAGATGGCTCGCCAGTTAGGTTTTAACCGTCGGAAGATATACCGTATTTTCAAGAAATACGACTTTAACGGGACATTGAAAAAATAAGGAAAACCTTTATCAGTGACACGTTATAATTATTATTGCTATATGGATAATGAGGCGCATAATTTAAATTTTAAACTTTTTCATACTTTGAATATCAAGACCCTCAAAGCCAAGCGAGACGACGGAAAGGTCCCGGTTTCCAGCTCTAATTTTGACCGAGATAATGACCGGATGACCGAGCAATTTATGGTAAGTATGGCCGAACAGATCAACACCGGCCACGTTGCTCTCTATGCAGATCATGGCTGGGATGAGAATGGAATTTATTCGGTATTCTCCAAGCTGGGTTATTGGTCAGAGGCCGAGGTCCAGGATGGCCTATTATATGCCAAGCCAGTCTTTTCTGATGCCAAGGCGGTCCAGGATAAGGTTGAAAAGCTCCAGGACCTGATAGGGTCTAATACTCCTGTAACCTGGTCCATCGCTGTCGTCGCTCATAAGTGGGCAGATAACGATAAGGACGGGTATGATTATAAGGAAGGCGACCTGGTGGAAATATCTGCGGTAGGTCTGCCAGCCAACCCCGACGCAGTGTCCTCATATCAAAAAGCACTTTACAAGCATGTATTTGACACTTATAACACCGAGGCGAAGAATATGACTGAGGAACAGAAAGAAATTGAGACCCTGGAGGATGCACTTAATTGGCTCCAGGAGAACGCTCCCGAGGCCGTGGTATCATTGATATCAGAGGCCGTCAAAGAGGAAGAAGAACCAGACGAAGAAGAGGACCAGGAAGAATCCGACGAGGAAAAGGGCGAGGATGAGGAGGAGCCTGATGAGGAGGAGCCTGATGAGGATGAGGACGAGGAGGAAAAGGCACTCACCAGAGCAGAGGTAAAGGATATGATAGCCGAAGCACTGAAGGGTAAGAAGGAACTCCCACCACCTCCCAAGAAAAAGCAAGCAGATCAGGAGCCTGAGGAAAAACCCAAGGCGACACCCAAGGGGCGAGGACCGAAGCCGGAAGATACGCCGGAACAGAGCGAGGGAGAAGGAGCCCTCAAGAAATTCGAGTATTAAGAGCAGAAATTATAATTATTTGAAACAAGAAGGTGAAAAAAATGTCACTAAGAGAGCAACTAATGGACTACACCGAAAAGGAACTTTTTGACAATACCTGGGGTAAGGCAGTCTCCAATCGATTTATGAGGCAGCAAAAAGGCGGGCTGGGAACGGCAACAGTCAAAGACATCCTGAGAAATACCCCCGACTGGCAAAAACAGTATGAGGGGCACATCAGCAAGGCAATAGCCAGCATGAAGACGAAGGCCATGACCATGAGCGGAGTCAGCGCAGCTATTCCGATCATATTCGACCCTGAGGTCATCTCACTGTTGCAGTCAGAGACTCCTTTTCTGGACCTAATAGACCATGAAGGATACCAGGGATACACCGTGAGGGTGGACAACATCAGCGCCAGGGACGACCCTGTGGGATTCCAGGCTGAGGCCGATGTGTTGACCTTATCCACTGCCAAGGATGTGACCTTCGCAGTCAGGTCCGCAGATATGAAAATATTTGTCGACAAGGCCCAGATATCTGATTTCGGTCAGATGGGCTCTGAGCACTTCCTCAATCTGAGGGATACCACACTCGGCGAGAGGATAGCCGCAGGTCTGCAGTATCTTGAGCAGTGTATGTTATACGGCGACCCCTCCCAGGCCGGGAGCGACGGCTCACCCTACGATACAAATGCTTTTCAGGGAATGGCCAAGACCTTCACCACCGCCGGGACCAACGTGGATAGGTCTGATGTAGCCAGTGATTTCCTCGGAGATATCAAGGGCTATATAGCCGCCCTGCTGCAGTCAGGTTATGCAGTCAACCCGAATGACCTCATCATTCTCTGCAGCGAGACCATGTACGATGCTCTTGAGGAAGATGCAGCTTTCTATGGTCGCTGGATGATCAACGATGATAAGATCAACTACGGTGGAAAAGGGATATCCATCAGAGGCGTTCCCGTATTCCCGGGAAAGAACATAAGAACCCACACATTCAACTCCACCGATGTCGGCGACGATGGTGATGTGTTCATCATCAACAAGAGGGCCAGCAAGATGAAGCTCCTCGCCCCCCTGTCCATGATCCCCCTCGCCAGAGATGGATTGAGCGAAAATGTGGCTCTGTTCCAGTTCAGCACATACATAGACCGAGCATACGGCTACTTTGGCCGATACCTCCAGGCTTACAACATCTAAGCAGGGGGCGAGGTCAATGATCACGTTCAAACATAAGCGAGGTTCGAGGGCCGTCGGGTGGCCCATCAAGCTCGGAGTGGAGAAAACCATCGTCCACGTCAATGGCAGGGGAGAGTTTCAAGTCCCCGATACCACTGACGAGACGACGCTCAAACTCTTCGAGCAGGCCGGACACCGCCGAAAAAGAGACCGACCCGACCCGGAGCCCAAGGTGGAGGAGGAGCCCACAGAGGCGGACTGGTGGCCCGGAGGTCTGACAGAGATCAGAGGGATAGGAGCACTCACGGCGAAAGCTATCGCTAAAGAGTTCCCGGATCCCAGGGGTGTGTCCGATGCCAAAAGGAACCCGACCCGCATCAGAGGGTTAAATGTCGGACTGTGGAAAGAGGTCCGAGAGTGGACCGCATTGAAATTAAAAAATGATCAGGAGGCTTAAAAATGCCAATAAATAGAAACAACCAGAACAATGAAGCTTACGAGCTCAGGGTGGACACAGAGTATAAATTCCCCGTCATTCCCCTGAGGAACGTGGAGCAGATACTCGTCACAATCGTGAACACACTCGATAAGGCCATTGATGTCAAGCTATATGGGGCGCTGTTCAACGATTCAACAATGAGCAACCCCTCGATAGACACCGAGCTGAGCGGAACCGATGAAATACCCATCGGCAGCGTCACCACTCAGGTCGCATCCATCCAGACAGATGCACAATGGGATTTCATCAGAGTGAGCGTTCAAGCAGCAACAGCCCCGACCACGGGAGATGTGAAAGTCGTCGTAAAAGGCCAACAGAGGAGACCATAAGGGGGTGACTAAAATGATATCACCCATTCTTATTATCATAGTCCTCATGCTTGTAGTAGTCAAGATGGCCCTGATGGCGATGGCAAGCTCCCATTACAAGACCAAGCATAATGTGACCGTCGACGAGCTGACCGCTGACAAGATCACCGCCAGCGACTGGGTCGGAGCAGATAATTATCTCGGGACATGGAACGCCAACACAAACAGCCCAACACTTGCAGATGGTACTGGCGACGCCGGAGATTATTATCGAGTATCCACAGGCGGAACTCAGGATCTAGGCAGTGGTTCAGTGGATTATACAGCAGACGATATTGTGATATATAACGGCACAATATGGCAGAAAATAGACGCATCTGTCACGGCTGCAGAGGTCCCTATCGCTGACGCAGGCGGAATAATTACGGCCACAGACGTTGAGGGAGCTCTACAGGAGAACCGGACAGCCATTGACCTGAACACCACCCACGCATCCAGTGACGGTTCAGACCACACTTTCATTGACCAGGATGTGACCTCTGGAAGCTCACCCACCTTTGACGGTGCTAACTTCACGGGCGTAGATGCCGCCAATGTAGACATAGCTGATGCTGGAGGCATCATAACAGCCACGGACGTAGAGGATGCCTTACAGGAGAACAGAACTGCAATCGACCTCAATACTACACATAGAGGTTCTGACGGTTCAGACCACACTTTCATCGACCAGGATGTGACCTCTGGAAGCTCACCCACCTTTGACGGTGCTAACTTCACGGGCGTAGATGCCGCCAATGTAGACATAGCTGATGCTGGAGGCATCATAACAGCCACGGACGTAGAGGAT